TGGTACTGCATATGTAATAGTGTTAGGTGTAAAAGTTATCATTCTTTCACCATCTATGTTTGCTACTTTAGTATCGCCTTTTGTAAATAGTAAATCGCCTTGATAGATACCTGTAATACCTAATCTCTTTAATTCTTTTAAACAAACATTTAATTTTTGTGCAACAGGACCAGAGTGATTACTCGCAATGTCGCCAGGTGTGTAATTGATTTTAGGTGTTTTATTGAAGACTGATTTTGTGCCGACAAAGAATTTGCCGTTCTCAGGATTTCTACCTGCAACAATAGCAGGAGCGCCGTCCCATTTAACAGACATATTAACTCGTCCGCTAGCAGAACCAGCTAACATATTTCTAACTGACTTTAAAAAACTTACTGCATTACGACCACCATCTGAACCACGATTAATTATATCGTCTTCTAGGTGTTCTAAATGCGTATTCTTTTCTGTGGTAATAAAACCTTTAAAACTAAACATCTCTCTCCAATTTGTTCCATTAATATAATAATCACATTTTCCATATAAATCAACTAATACTATTTATAATACTTTACCTCTAGTATATCTTAATAAAGAAGCCGTTAGTATCACTTACTTTTTTAGCACCGTTTATCATCTTATTCATAATAGCAGATAAGTCTTTTTCATTTGTTATAAAAAAGTTCATTATTTTTAAACCTTGAATTTTCATAACCATATTTTCAGCAACATCCATATCTTTTTTTGCAATCTTAATTGATTTTTCAAAATCTTCATAACTTAATTTTTTTTCATTATTAACTTTTGAGTTTTTAATAACGGTTTGATACATCTTATAAGTTTCTTTACATTTACTTTCATCAAAATCTGAAAATGGTTTACCTGCACCAAAATATCTTATACTATTAATTCTAGCATCCTTGTATTGACTCATAACACTATCAACTACCTTTGTAGGAATTTTTCCTAAACGTCCTCCTGTTGGTGTACCATCGGATGTAATTTCAGTTTGTGCAGTACCATAGCCGTGAGGAAATCCTCTAACTTGTAAATTAATTTGTTTTCTTGTGTCTTTATTTGTAAAGGTAAATAGACCTATTTCTTTACCTTCAGTAGTTAAGTTACAATTAAATTTTGCTATTTCAATATTAAAATTTGCCACTTTAACTGTACCTGGTTTATTTGTGTAATCTATATTTGCTTTTTCTGAAATTATCTGTTTAAGAGAAATTGGATACATCTGTTTGCTCGTATAAAGTTTATACAATTTATCGTTAAACATATTAACTAATCCATCTGAAGTATCATAAGTGTCAATTATTTTTTTCATATCTTTGATTATTTTATCTTTTGCACTTTTTTTAATTATATAAACATCTGCTGGATTCCAAGAATTAGAATTTCCTAATTTTGCTTTCTTTATAAATTCTGTAATAGTAGTTCCAAAATTTGATTTATCGGTAGCGTCGTGGATAATAACATAGTTAGTTAAAGATCCCACAATTTTTTTAACTGCTGGACCTGTAAGTTGAAATGTATTATACCAATCAGCAAAAGCATCTGGATTATTTACAAATATAGATTGTCCTGTATCTTTAGCAGTTTTAATATTTTTTTGCAAAGACATTACGGTTGCTAACTCACCTGCGTCTGCTAGTTTTTTACCTAAAGCATTCCTTGATTGACCACCCATACCTGAAAATGGTGCTTTATCAATGTCTGTAAATGTAAAATACTTTTTACCTTCTTTAAATATAGGTTCAAACTTACTATTAGGATAAAGTATTTTACTATACTTTGAATAATTTGTTTGTACTTTTTCTATCATTTCAATATCTTTAGTTTTTTCAAACTTGTAGGACTTGCCATCTTTTACTTTAATTGGCGTGCCTTTTTTAATTTTGGCTACGATAGATATGATATATTTTGATTTAGGTAAATCTGCTTTGCTAAATATTGCCATAGTTCTCTCTCTATAGCATATTTATAAGAGGTTGTCAAGCCTTAATCCAGAACATTTTGGGTATACCACCAGAGAGTTTCCATACTTGATTCTTATTCTGAAAGTCTGCTAGTTTCTGTGCGTCTTCTTCAAAAAAATATTCAGCAATAGTATTCTTTGTAGGTTGTTCTAATACTTGCCATAGTATCTTACGACCTCTTTTTCTCATCTTTACTTTATAAGATAGATCGCCATACTCTTTATCTGGTTTAGGTTTTCTGTCACCTTTATGAAACCTTACTTTTTGTTTTTTAGGCATTGTCTCCTTTCTGAAAAAATGTATTAAAACTTACTACTACTCTTTCTGTACTCATATTTTTATCTTCACCTGATCCGTGTACTAACCAACTTGGCCACATTAATAATAATCCTGGTTCAGGTTTAATAGATATATCGTCATCACATTTAAAATATATATTGTTAGGATTTTGAAAATATAACTTACTACTCTTGTCATCTACTTGTAAAAATATTATACCAGATATAATTGAATCTGGATGCCTATGAAAATTTAATGTACTATTTTCTCCTTGTATATTACACCAAGAATTAGAAATCTCTAAATTAGGATAATAAAGTTTTTCTTCTACTCTATGTTTTACTGAATTATGTCTATCTAAAAAACCTTTTTTAGGAGTAAAAGTTGATTTTGCATTACCTACAAGAGCAGGGTGGTCTGTTAAGTCTTCTTTCTTAATATCTTTCATCAAACGCTCTATAGCACCACCTTTTAAAAAATCATATTGAGCGTGTATATCAGTTGTAAAGGCATTTAACTTTATCATTTTTTATCCCAATAAGAATTAAATCCTATAATAATTCTTTCTTTACTTTTGTTTATTGTTCTACCTGAACCGTGCATTAAAAAACTTGGCCACATCAATAGTAAACCAGGTCTAGGTATTATTTCTGCAACCTCTCCTTCCATAGAAGTAGGATTTTGAAAGACTAACTTACTACTATCCCAATCTACTTTTAGATATAAGATACCAGACAAAACTGAATTAGGATGCTTGTGCCATTTTAATGTACTATCTTTTTTTTGTATAGTACACCAAGACTCTGCCATTCTTTGATTCTTTATAGGCATTTCTTTGACTATTCTATCTTCTAAATCTTTATGAAAATCTAAAAAATGAGATTGGTCAACACCGATAGATGTTTTAGCATTGCCTTGTATATAATCATAATCTATCAATGACTTTCTATCTATACTATCACATAGTTTATCTATTTCAGATTGATCTATAAAATCTTCTTTCTCGTAAAAGTTTATTGTAAATAAAGTTTTCTTATCCATTATACTTTAAAATCTGAAAACTTATCGTAAGGATTCTCTACTTTAAGATCAGGTTCTTTTCCTTTATCAACTATGTTTTGTGCTGAGTTTTCAACATCATATAGTTTCATTTTTGCTCTATCAACACCAATGATAAATGATCTGTTTATACCTGGATCATTATATCTGTTCTTTAATTGTTTTACTTTCATTTGACCTAGTTGTTCTAGTTCTTCATTTGATTGTAAAGCAAACATAAAATCAGCAGTAGCAGGTAAACCAAAAGACTCTGCCGTATCTTCTAAACCAATATCAGTTGAAACGAATCCTGTTCTTGTTGTTTGTGTTGCACTAAAGATTGGTACATTAAACTCAACAGCAAGACCTCTTAATTCTTCAGCAATTGCCTTGATAAAGAAATATGATCCTACATTACCACCTTTAAATCTAGCACTAGTACATATGTTAAGATAATCTATGAATACAACATCTGGTCTAAAACTTTTCTTTAATGATAGTTCATTAAACAATGATCTGAAATGACCTGCGTGAGCAGACGCAGTTGGATATTCTTTGATAATTAATTTACCAGTTGATCTGTTTTTTACTTTTAATATTTTAGAATCATACAAGTCTTTTGGTAGAGCGTGTAGATCATCCATAGATACATCTAATAAGTTTGCGTCAATTCTTTCAGCAATTCTTTCTTCAGCCATTTCTAAAGTAATATACAATACATTTAAACCTTGTGCCAAATAAGCACTAGCACAATGACACATAAACAAAGACTTACCTACACCTGTACCTGCAAGAGCAATGTTTAATGTTTTACTTGGTACACCACCTTTTGTAATTCTGTTGAAGTAAGATAAATCAAATTGATACTTCTTCTCTTTTGTGTGATAAAATTTAAATCTGTCGTCTGCGTCTTCTATATAATCGTGCCCTATATGATTATCAAAACTAACTGCTAATGCGTCTGCAAGAATACTAGGTATTGCCTCTGGTGTTTTGTCTTTAGATTTACCATCTAAAATTTTGATACCGTCTAATACTGCATTGTGAACAGCACGATCTTTACAAAACTTTTCTGTTGTATCTAACAACCATTGTTGATCTATTTCTTCAGGATTTA